AAGATAAAATATAGGAGCTTACACGTGGCTCTCATTGAGTTAAACTTTAAACCCGGAATAGATAAACAAGACACTGAGGCAGGTGCAGAAAACCGTTGGGTTGATTCTGACAATGTTAGATTTAGATATGGACTACCAGAAAAAGTTGGTGGTTGGGCTTCACTTACTACGGATACAATTGTAGGTGTTGTTAGAAAACAACATGCTTTTGTAGATAACGATGGTAATAGATACGTGGCCCTTGGAACAGATAAATTTTTATTATTGTATTTTGAAGGTCAGTTGTATGACATTACACCTGTTAAAACTACATTAACATCTGCAACAATTGCAACTACAAATGGATCACCAACATGCACAATTACAAAAGCAGCTCATGGTGTAAAAGTTGGAGACATTGTACAATTAAATTCTGTAACACTACCTGGTGGTACAGGTTATAGTAATTCTGATTTTGAAGATAAAAATTTTCAAGTTATATCTGTGCCAACAACAGGTACATTTACAATTAATCAATCGAGTAATGCTAGCGGAACAGTGTCGACAGGTGGTAGTTTAAGTATAATACCATATGAACCTGTTGGACCAAGAGAACAAACATATGGTTATGGTTGGGGTATGGACCCATATGGTAATGGTAATTGGGGTGAAGCAGCTGCAGCATCTGACGTTACACTAGAACCAGGTCTTTGGTCATTAAGTAATTTTGGTGAAGTATTAATTGCAACAGTTTTAAATGGTAAAACATTTACATGGAACTCAGGTATTGGTGCAAGACTAACAACACGTGCATCGACAACTACATCTAATTTTGAAACTACAAACAATCCAACTAAAACAAGAGTTACACTTGTATCACCTACAACTAGACACTTAATTCATTTAGGCACAGAAACAACTATAGGCACACCATCAACACAAGATGATATGTTTATTCGGTTCTCGGACCAAGAAGCAATAAACACTTATGCACCATCAGCAACTAATACTGCTGGTACACAAAGATTACAAGATGGTACAAAAATTATGGGTGCACTAAAAGCAAAAGAAGTTATTTTGATATGGACTGACAATGCATTGTACACAATGAAGTTTATTGGATCTCCTTTTACATTTGGATTTGAACAAGTAGGAACTAACTGTGGATTGATTGGACAGAATGCAGTAGTAGAAATAGATGGTGCTGCTTTTTGGTTAAGTCCTAAAGGTTTCTTTATGTTTGATGGTACAGTAAAATCTTTATCTTGCACTGTTGAAGATTCTGTATTTGATAATTTTGACACAACAAAAGGACAACAAGTAAATGCAGGACTAAATAATTTATTTACAGAAATTACTTGGTATTATCCATCTTCTACTTCAGACTTTAATAATAAATATGTTGTATTTAATTTTGGTGAATCTGCTGGTGTGCCTGGTGGTGTTTGGTACACAGGAACAGAAGCTAGAACAAGTTGGATGGATGCAACTATATATCCAAACCCATATGCAACTAAGTATGATTCAACAGGTACAGGTACATTTCCTGCTGTAGTGGGTCAAACTGGTTTAGGCCAAACAACATATTTTGAACATGAAGTAGGCACAGACCAAGTAAATCCAAATGGTACAACTACTGCTGTATCTTCTTTTATACAATCATTTGATTTTGATTTAGAACAAAGATCTAGAAATCAAAGAGGACAAGCATCAGGACCAAAAATTGCAGGTGAAGTATTTATTGCATTACGTAGGTTTGTACCAGATTTTAAAACATTACAAGGAAATGCAAAAGTAACTATTGGATTAAAAAGATATCCACAACAATCATCTACATCTAGCACATATAGTCCTTTTACAATAACATCTACAACTACAAAAAAAGATACAAGAGCACGTGGTAGATTTTGTAGTTTTAAAATAGAAAATGATGCAGCCAGTGAGTCATGGAGATTTGGCACATTTAGAGTTGACATACAACCAGATGGACGTAGATAATGACTAAGATAAACATAAGAATACCAGAACCAAAACAACAATATGATGTGTCTAACCAAAAACAAATTAACAGAGCTTTGACATTGATGAAAGATCAATTAAATTCTACATTTTTAGATGAGCTTAAACAGGAGCAAGAAAGAATTTCTTGGTTTTTAAGTGGCTAATATTTATACAAACGCAAAAGCAGATTTTACAGATACTTCAAACACGACAGTTTATACTAGTCCTGCAGCAACAACTAGTATAATTAAATCTATTTTGGTGTCTGAAGATTCTGGTAATGCTGATACAATTACTGTTACCTTAACCTCTGGAGCATCAGTATTTAACCTGTTTAAAACAAAGGCAGTTGGCTCAAATACAACTATTGAGTTATTATCACAACCCCTTATAATGCAGGAGAACGAAATTTTAAAAGCACAAGCAGCCACAGGAAATAGGTTACATATGGTCATTTCTGTGCTACAAATAAATAGGGACTAATATGGCATTTAAAGAAGAAGGATCAGTAGAATATATAACAGTCGACGGTAAAGAAGTACCTGTTGTTAAATGTGAAGCTGAAATAGTTTTAAGAAATACAAAAACAAATTACGAATATAATTCTGACAAAGAAGCAGAAGACGATATTGCAAATCCAGAAACAGATACAGTTAGGGAAGATATAACTAGATCTGTAAAAATTAAAGTAGCAAAGATGCCATCGTTAGGTGCATCATCAGATAAGGAAGATGAGTAAAAAACCATTAACAATATCTGAATCCGCTGCCGTGCAGATGCCGATGAAGACGGTTGCCAGTCTAATAATTATCGTGGCACTCGGCACCATGGGCTATTTTCAGATTGTTGAAAGGTTAAACATAGCGGACACTCGAATACAATTAATGGAAAAAGATTTACAAGAAAACACAGAGTTTAGAATAAAATGGCCACGTGGACAACTAGGTTCATTGCCCGCAGATTCTGAACAGTTCATGATGATTGAAGATCTTTATAAGACCACAGATAAGTTAAATACACATATCGAAAACATGGCACTAAACAAAGTGAACATAGAATTTTTAAGAAAACAAATGGACAAAGTTTTAGACGATATAGAAAAATTAAAAGATGCTAATCGAGAGATTGGTTATAAGAATGGGAGTTATTCACAATAATGTCTATATTTGCAGCACCCACTTTTTATAATCAAGCTGATCAAAACATTTATAATCAAGGTTTTAGTTTTGTACCTCAAGAAAGATTTAGAGGCGGTGCATTTAATTTTCCTACCACACCAACTACAACAGGAGCAGCTACAGGTATAGAAACAGTGCCTATAAACATGGGTGGCGGTGGTGGAAACTCAATGTTTACCGGTGGAGTAAATAATTTAATAACAGATTACAACACAATTACAAAAGATAGATATTTTCGTAATCAAGATACTCCATTAGTAGATGATTTATACCAAAGTAAACTTGATAAAACTTTTATGGGTTTTCCAAGTTATAAACAACAAGAATTAACGGGTCCTGATTTAGGTGAATATATTGGAACTAACACAGACGTTCCTTTAGAACTAACCAGAGCCGGTAGAATACAAGAGGGCTTAGGAAGTTTTAAAGATAAAATTGGTAATGTTATGGGTTCAATTTCAGGTTTTGGTCCAATAAGTATGGCACTTAATGCTATGGATAGATTTGATACTTTGTCACCAGTTGATCAACAATTTATAAACATGAATATGGGTTATACAGGTCCGACAGTATTTGGTGAGAATAGATCAGGGTTATCGAAAGATCCTTATGGAATAAACACTAGGTCTGCATTTGGTAATTATGCAGATTATGTAGAAAATTTTAACACAGATTATACAGATGAAGAACTTGCTAACATGTCTAAATTTAGACGACAAAAAATACAGTTTTATCAACAAAAACAAAAAGAATTACAAGAAATAAGAGAAGCAGAAATTCAAAAACAAAAAGAACAAGCTCAAAGTTTTATGGATAAAAACCCTAATTATGGTGATCCAGAGAAAAATATAAACCCTGGTAGTGGTGGTGGAAAAGGGTATGATCCTGGTGCGGACTATAGTGGATCAGATAAACGATCACAGGATAACAGAAGTTCTGATCTAGGTTTTAGTGATATTAGATTAAAAGAAAACATAGAGTTAATAGGTAAATCACCATCTAATATAAATATTTACAGATTTAACTACATAAGTAACCCTATTAAATATCAAGGTGTTATGGCTCATGAAGTGCCTTGGGCTAGTCAAAAACATGGCAGTGGGTATCTAATGGTAGACTATAATAAGATAGATGTAGACTTTAAAAAGGACATTGATTATAGCTCAAAAACACTATACAAAGAGGATTTAGACTAAATTATGGCAATATCTAGATCATTAATGGAAAGACAATTACGAGCCGGTGGCGGGATTATGACACTAGAAGAACCTAGACAAGGTTATTTTCTAGGTAAGATTGTAAAAAAAGCTAAGCGTGCTGTAAAGAAAGTTGTTAAATCACCAATAGGTAAGATAGCTTTAGCGGCAACTGCTGCAAACTTTGCACCAATGTTGTTGGGTAAACAAACTTTATTACAACAAGCAGGTGGTTTTGGTGGTTTAGGAAGTTTTTTAGGTAGTAAAATATCAAATGCTTTTGCTCCAAATACTTTTTTATCTGGTTTAGTTAGAAAAGATGGTGGTGCTGGAGCTTTATCTGCAGGTAAGTTAGGTCTTTTAGGTTTAGGCGGAGCTGCAATTGCTGCACCATTCTTAATGGGTGGTGATGAGGAAGAAGTAGAAGAAGAAACACCATTTACACAAACACCAGATAGTATTGCAAGTATAGTCAACATGGCTAGACAACAGGACCCAAGTTTAAGATTTTTACCTAAACCAAAATTTGTAGATAACTTCTACGCTGCTGATGGTGGACTAGCAAGAATACCAATGCAAGAAGGTGGTATGATGGATTTAGGTGGTTTTGAAAAAGACTATAGAGAAGGTGGTTTTGTGCCACTAGGAGCTGAGGAAAGAGCTGATGATGTACCAGCTAGACTTAGCAAAAATGAATTTGTATTTACAGCTGATGCTGTAAGAAACGCAGGCGGTGGCGATATAGATAAAGGTGCTGAAGTTATGCAAAACATGATGGACAATTTAGAAGCAGGTGGTACTATATCAGAAGAGTCGCAAGGTAAAAATCCTGCACAAGAAATGTTTGATCAAGCACAAATGATGGAGGGTAGATTAGCATAATGTCATTACCAGATTATTTACAAGATACATCAAAAGATTTTGCCAAACAGTTAACGGCAGCAACATCTGTACCTATTAATACTGGTACATTTACTGGTAGACAATTTGTTGCTGGTGAAGACCCAATGCAAACACAAGCTATTAATTTAGCTACACAAGGTGTTGGATCTTATCAACCATTTTTAACAGCAGCACAACAAGCTGTTACAACACAAGCAGGATTATCTGGCCCACAAGCATTTCAACAATTTATGTCTCCGTATCAACAACAAGTTATTGACACAACTCTACAAGACTTTGATCGACAAGCTGCTATAGGTAGACAAGGGATCAGGGACGATGCAGTCACTGCAGGAGCTTTTGGTGGTGGTAGAGAAGGTGTACAGATGGCAGAGTACGATGCAGGTAATTTAAGAAACAGAGCTAGCTTACTTGCACAATTACAACAACAAGGATTTACACAAGCTAATCAATTAGCACAAAACGCATTTACACAACAAGGTAATTTAGCAGCTCAACAAATGGGTCTGTCTAATTTCCAAAGAGGATCGTTAGGTCAAGATGTTTCTGCACTAGGTAATCTTGGTGCGTTTAGACAAGGTCTAACACAATCACAATTAACTGCAGACGCTAACGCTGCAAGAACTGCTGCTTATGAACCTATGACTAGATTAGATCAATACGGTGCTGGTCTTGGTAGACTTGCAGGATTTGGTTCTGCGCCGGCTCCTGTTGGTGGCCCAGCAACTGATCCACTTACAGCAGGTATAAGCAATGCTGTTGGACTTGCAGGTATATTTGGTAAACTATACGGTAATAGATAATGAGACCATTAAATAGACCAATGTTTAGAAACGGTGGGCCTATCAAAGAAGGTATCATGTCCGGTATGAAAACAAAAGCTGCACTTGTAGGTGATCCAGTATTTCCAAAAGCAGCTGATGGTAGAGCTAAACATGGGTTTTTTGCAGCAATACCTTTTATAGGAGGACTTGCAGCTAGGATGGGTTTAAGTAGAGCAGCGACAGCTGTTGCAGGTCAAGGTGCAAAAAAAGTGGCACAAAAAACTTTACCATCTACAACTACACCCGTTTCGGGAACAGGTGGTGGATTTTTTAGAAATATTTTTACAACACAAAAACCTGCTCCATATAGTCCTGTAAGAATAGGACAATCTAAAGGTGCAAAAGAATTAGGAATGAAACCTAAAGTATTAGGAAAACCAGGTACTACAGTAAAAGATACAGTTCCTAAAAGTGACATTGCAACAACTACAGAACTTAAACCATACTTTGCAAGTGACCCTACAATTGCATTAGTTAGAGGTACTTATAATGCATTAACAAATCCTCAAGCAAAAGGTTTATTTGCTAAAGGTGCAAGATTTGTATTATCTCCAACAGGTTTAATTACAGGTGGTTATTTTGCTGGTGGTAAATTTTTTGATGGTGAAGGTAACGAAATACCTGCAGATCAAGCAGAAGATTTAGGTCTAACAGCAGGTGAAAAAATAGATGAAAAAGTAATTACAGGTGAATCTGATCAAGGCGGTAGAAAATTAACTAGAGATGAAGAAATAGAAGCAAATAGAAAAAGATACTATGACATGATGGGAGTTGATAGATTACAAAAAGGTGCTGTCTATGATACACTAATAGATGCAAGTAATCAAATAAGAGAAGGCGGTACAATAAAAGACCAATTAAAATCTGGTAGTCTTGCAAGTGGTGTTATTAATGCATTATCTAAAAACCTTGACAAGAGTGTTGATCTTAAGAGACAGATTGATGCTGCAATACTTAAAGCTGAAATTACAAAAGATGTAAACAGAGAAAAAGATCAATTAGATGCACAAGTAAAAAGAAAACAATTAGAAGTATACGATAAAAAATTAAAAGGTAATGATCTAAATGAAATTGCAGCGTTATATGCAAAAGACAACAGATCATTAAAAGGTCAAAACTTATACGCTGAGGCTACAAGGCAAGGCTTAGATATAAAAGGTATTTTTGATACAAAAGCAGTAGATGATTTTATGACTGATAATACAACTAAAACAGAAGCTGATTACATAAATGAAGAACAAAAAAGAAGAGTAAGAAATAACGAAGATTTATTACCACCTGGAGATTATGTTGTTGGTGGTAGAATCGTTACTATCAGTTCAGGTGGTTTGGTAAGCGACTTCGTATTTTAGGAGTAGATAATGGTCACTCTTATAGACACTAGATCAAAAAGTGATGTTGATAATAATAAAGTTGGAACTATAGAATCTATATTTTCTGGAGTTGCATCTGGTCTTATTGCAATACCAAAAGGTTTCTTTTCTTTAGGTGGTACGTTATTAGATCTTGGTGTTGATACAAACAGAGCAGCAAGAGTAGAAGCATTTTTTGATGATCTTACAGAATTTGATGAAAAAGCAGAAGCAACAGCCGCTGGTAGAATTACAGAGGCATTAGTTAATATAGGTATACCTGCAGTAAAAGGTTTTAAAATAGGAGCAAAGCTTGCAGAAGATGCAATGCGTGCTGGACGTAATGGTAAATATTTTAAAGCAACTAATCCCAATCTTAAAAAAGGTATTGATGAAGCATTAGAATTAAATGCACGTGGTAAGACAAACAAGTTTATTGCAGGTGCATTAGGTGGTGGTGTTGCAGAAGCTGTATTTGTTGGTGACGTAGAACAACTTGGTACGTTTGGTGACTTTGTTGGTGGACCAACTAAAGTAGATAGATCTACAGATGATGATCCTACAAGAGAATTATTAAACAGAGTCAAGTTTGGTGTAGAAGGTGCACTATTTACAGGTGTCATAGGTGGTACAGGTAAAGTTGTTAAAAGACTTACAGACAGAAACAAACAATTAGATGTAGCAAACTCAAAACTAGATGCATTTATAGATAAAATTGCATCAGGGTTCAGGGCACGTAGTGGTAAGACAGAAGAATTTTTTGGCATAGAAAGATTGTCTGTTGGTGAAAGAGCAGCTGATGCTGCGGGTGCTAGAAATATATCTAGAGAATTAGATCAAGCCATAGATAAGGTATTTCCACCAATAAGAACTGTAATGAACAAAGCTGATGCAGAAAAAAGAAAACAAATGCTTACACAAATAAACGATTTAATGTTGTCCGGTAAAGCTGAACTAGATGATCAAGGTGTTGCTACATTTGGTAAATTAGATGAAGCAAAAAAAGATGCATTGGTTAAAAAATTGAAAGACATGAATGTAGATGATCAAGTCGTTACAGATATACTTGCTAGTTTATCTACGATAAGAGGGAGATGGGCAGATTTATTTTCTAAGTTAGGAAGATCATTAGGCCAAAACGAAATACAAGAATTTAAAAGTTTATTTGGTAACAAGTTTAAAAACTATATTGGTTCTACATATGATATATTTCAAAATCAAAGTATCTTTCCATGGGTTAGATATAAACCAACTGATGAAGCTATAAAAGAAGCTAAAGAAGTATTTAAATCTAGTGCAAAAGAAGCTGGTGAAGAAATGACAGATCTTCAAGCAGAACAAGCTGTAACCAGAGTATTAAAAACTGCACGACTACCAAAAGGTATTAGAATGGATAAACCCTCTGATGCTATCTTTGAAGTGCCTGCATTTTTTGTAAACAGAACTACTCTTGATGATGTAGTAACTGATAGAGGATCGGCGTTAGTTTCTGCAGGTGCAATAAAAGAAGCAGATAGAAAAGTATTTGAAAAACTTTTAGGTAAACAACAAAATCCTATGCAAACTATACTAGGTGGTACAGCTAAACTATCTATGATTACAAGAAGAAATTTATTCTTTCAAGATCTTATAAGAAAAAATGATGAGCTCATAGCTGCAGGTAAAAAACCTATGTTTGTAGATAGTGCAGATAAAGCTAGACTTACTTTCGGTGATGACTTTCAACAAATAAGAATTGATCAAGCTAAAACACTTAGTGTTGCAGCAAAAGGTGGGTCAGTAAATCCACTTAATGAATTGTATACAACTAAAGGTATGGCAGAAGCATTAGAAGGCACGTCACTTTCTTTTGATAAAGCAGGTATGTTAGGTCAACTATATCAGAGTTTAGTTTTGTATCCAAAAGGTCTATCACAAATAGCAAAAACAATTTTATCACCAGTAACACATGTAAGAAACTTTGTAAGTGCCGGTGCGTTTGCAACAGCTAATGGTATTATACCTGATGGCCAAGCTATTAAGACAGCATATCAAGCATTACAGACACCACTAAAAGGCACAAGACAACAAAATGATTTGTACGAAGAACTATTAAAACTAGGTGTTGTAAACTCTAACGTAAGATTAGGAGATCTAACAAGGTTGCTTGAAGATGTAAACTTTGGTGAGACCATGACGTCAGACAAAGGTTTAAGAATGTTACTCAAACCATTATCAAAATTAAAATCTGTATCACAAGATTTATACACAGCTGAAGATGACTTTTGGAAAATAGCATCATGGGCTATGGAAAAAACAAGATTAGAAAAAGCTCTTGCAAACAAAGGTGTAACTAGAGGTATGACAATAAAAAGAAATGGTGTTGATATAACTGTTGATGAACAATTTTTTAAAGAAGAAGCTGCCGACATTGTAAAAAATAATATACCAAACTATGATTATGTATCTGATTTTGTTAAGTCGTTAAGAAAACTACCTATTGGAAACTTTGTATCATTTCCTGCAGAGATAGTTAGAACAGGAACAAACATTGTAAGACGTGGTCTTAGAGAGATAAATGAAACATTTGAATTACCTGATGGAACTATTATAAAACCATTTGAAGGTATAGGACATACTAGATTATTTGGTTTCGGTGCTACGGTTGCAGCTGTACCATATGCAACTCAAAAAGCTTTTCAAGCTATCTACGACGTAACTGATGAAGAAAGAGAAGCTATTAGAAGATATGTTGCAGACTGGTCAAAAAATTCAACTTTGTTACCTATAAAAAATAAAGATGGCTCTTTTCAATATGTAGATTTTAGTCACGCTAATGCATATGATACATTACTTAGACCTATACAAACTGTAATAAATGCTGTTGCCGATGGTAGAACAGATCAAGATGGTTTAATGGATGATTTTATTGCAGGTACATTTACATCAATGAAAGAATTTGCATCACCATTTATATCTGAATCTATTTGGACTGAAGCTGTAGCAGATATTTTAGCAAGAGGTGGTAGAACTAGAGATGGGTTTCAAGTATTTAATCCACAAGATCTAGCTGGAGATAAAGCACAAAAAATTATGGCACACTTAGTCAAAGCACAAATGCCTTTTTCATTTGAACAATTAAAAAGATTAGATAGATCTATTGAATCTGTAGATGTTTTAACTAAAGGTAAGTTTGATAAATATGGTCAAACATTTGAATTTGGTGATGAGTTTGCAGGATTGTTTGGATTTAGAGCTGTAAATATAAATCCAGAAAGAAGTATTAATTTTAAAATAGCAGACTATCAAAGAGGTGTAAGGGAATCTAGATCATTGTTTACTAGAGAAGCGTTACGTGGTGGACCAATTGAACCATATGAAATAGTTGAAGCATATCTAAATGCTAACAGATCTTTATTTGATGTAAGAAAAAATTTTAAAAAAGATATAGATGCAGCAAGAGTTTTAAATATAAGTGATGATGAGTTTAGAAATGCAACAGGAAGATTGTCTGCAGCAGATGTAAACGCAATAGATAATAATATATTTAGGCCTATAAACATATCTCCAGATATAAGAGGAGCATTTAGAGAAAACGCTGCTAGAATTGGAGTAGCTGATCCATTAGAATCAGCTGCAAATATTATTTCAAATCTATCGGAACAGATGAGAAATGTATCATTAAATGAAGCAAACTTTCCTTTCTTTGAAAACCCACTAATACCTAGTGCACGAACAGAAACACCAGTAACACCAAGCACGCTAAATCTACCTGGTATTGATAGTAATTTGATATCAAGAACAGTTAATACCAACAGTTTAAGCAACTTGACTACTGCAGAAAAA